GAAAGGATATTTAATCGTAGAAGATATTACTACTCCGCGATATACTGAGCCTAATTTAACTATAGATAATGACATCACCTACAACGGATAAGATATCAGCTCCAATGCTGGTGAATCTTGGCGCAGCAATGCCGCAAGAAGCAGTAGAGAAAGAGACTCCTAAAGGCTTTGTGACTTTTGGAGAGGCTAATCTATTTCCTAATTACTTAATCGATTTGTACTATAGCTCACCTGTGCACTCTGCACTGACAATGAGCATAGCTTTTATGATTGCAGGGAAGGAATTTAAGAGCTCTAATCTTGCTGCGCAACGTGAGATAGACCGATTGAAATTAAATGCAATTAGAAGGCCTATAACGCTTGACGCTAAGATGCATGGTGGTTACTACTTAGAGATTATTTGGTCAGTAGATAGAAGCACTATAGCTAAGATTAATCATCTTCCTTATGAGAATGTGAGATTAGCTGTAGCGAATGACGAGGATGTTATACCGGGAGTATATTACTCTAAAGATTGGAATGACACACGCAAGAAGAAAAACATTCCTGCGTTTATCCCTATGTATAATCCAACATCTAAAGCTGAAGAGCCTTCTCAGGTGCTATTTGTTGGTATAATGACACCAGGCAGCGCCTACTATCCGAAGCCTGATTACTATTCTGCGATTAATTACATTGAAATCACTCGCGACATTAGCGAATTTTACCGAGCATTTTTAAGTAATGGAATGGCACCGAGCTACTTCTTGCACATGAATAACGGTATTCCTGATCCCGAAGAGCAAATGGCTATCCGCAGAAATTGGGAGACCATGGTAGGCGCTAAGAAAGCAGGTAAGGTAGTATTCACTTTCAACGAGTCAGCAGACCGCGCTCCGCGTTTAGACTTAGTTCCTATGTCAGATGCAGATAAGCAATGGCAAGAGCTTAGCGTGCAGTCAAGAGAGAACATCTTAGCAGCTCATCGCGTTACTTCTCCACTACTTTTTGGTATTAGAGACGCAGGTGGCTTAGGTAGCAATGCTGATGAGATGAAACAAGCATATCGCATTTTTAATAAGAATATCATTGAGCCATATCAGCAAATCGTTACAGATTCAATTGAGGAAGTATTTAAAGGTATGGGCATTATTGCTGATGTATACATTGAGTCTAATGATATATTCAGCGAAGAAATTCCTACGCCAACTGTTGCACAATCTGCAACAACTCAGCTTGAAAAAAAAAAGACTAATTTAAGTGATCCACAAGAGAAGCCTCCAATCTTTACAGAAGATGATGAGAATTGGTGGTGTGAATTCTTAGAAGATAAGGGCGAGATAGTAGATGAAGAGGAATGGGAATTAATCGAAGCTGAGCCTGTTAATTTAGCCTCAGTTAGAAGCTACGCTGATCCTGATAAGCCATCTGAAATGGATAGCGGATTGTATAAGATTCGTTACGCTTACTCTAAGAATCTTAGCGCTAATAGTCGCAAGTTTTGTAGACAAATGGTAAGCGCATCTAAAGCTGGTTACGTTTACAGATACGAAGATTTGCAAGCAATGGAGCCCGATACGAATATCCTTAATCCTAACATGGGCCACAATGGCAGTACGTTCAGCGTGTGGTTATATCATGGGGGGGTTAACTGTAAACATTACTTTGAGCGCAGAGTATATTTCAGAAAGCGTGAGAAGGGAAGATTTGTAAAAGATAATGGCTTAGAGTCATCTGATCCTATCTCAGTAGCAAAAGCTATACGTGCAGGCATGCCTTTAAAGGATATAGCTAAAGGATTTGCTACAGCTAATACTGCAACTTATGACCAATCCTCTACTCATGGCAGATATCCAGGAACAAATTAAACTATAACACAATGGCAATAGCACCCGAAATATTATTTATTAACGAGGAATTCTTAAAGAAATACACTCAGTTAAATGAGGCTGTAGATACTAACCTTATTCGTCCTGCTATGTACTTGGCACAAGATAAGTACATGACTTTGTACCTTGGAACTGACCTTACCAATAAGATTAAATCTGAGATAGAGAATGGCACGTTAAGCGGAGTGTATGAGACTTTATTAAACGAATATATCGTTAAGCCAACGGCTTGGTGGACAATGGTAGAGCTTTATCCATTCCTCATGTATAAGCATGACAATGGTAATTTAGTTACACGTCAATCTGAGAACACTACAGCCATTTCTAAAGGTGAGATGGATTCATTGGTGGAGAAGGCACGTGAGAATGCTCAGTGGTACACTCAGAGATTAGTAGATTATCTATGCGACAATAGCAGCAGCTATCCTGAATACAGCTCTAATAACTTCCCTGATATTCATCCATTGCGCAAAGTGAATAGGCAGAGCACTGTAGCATTTAGCGAGGGAAGAAATTATGATAGCGCTTGGAGTCGATTCAACGTGAGAGATTTCACTAATTAATAAAGGATGACAAAGGAAGAGAAAACACGTAAAGACTACGAGCGCAAGCTTAAAGTTTATTTATCTAAACGCGACAAAGAATTAAGAAAGAATGAAAGCACCAACAATAGACGAGCTTAAGGCTCAATTTACAGAGCTTGGCTATAAGTGGCCTACTATTCACATCGTGGGCATCCGCAGCAAAGCGAATGAGCCTAACAAATTTGACGATCTAATAGGCTTGGTGCAAGGGGATCAGGTAAATTGGTACAGTGGCACAACTAATCCTGGTACTTTTTGGCTGAATAATCCTATCAATAACTTAGGCACAGCAGTTTTAAAGGCAGGGCAGTACGTAGACACTTATGTTATAGGCTTACATCAGGGGAAATACACAGCCTTAAAGCAAGCAAAGAAGGTAACAGTGTTTAGAGATGCTGATAAAGATTCAGTGGCTGAGGAGCAAGGCAAAGAGGAAACAGGCCTATTTGGAATTAACATTCATAGAGCTAACGAATCTACTGAGTCTCGCAACATTGACAAGTGGAGCGCAGGCTGCCAAGTATTAAACATTCCTAAGCAATACAAAGAGCTTATTCAAGCTTGCATTAAGTCAAATAAAAAAGCGTTTACTTACACTTTATTACATGAGCAGTAACCAACAACAGATAGCGGAAGGAGTAACCGGTACTATTAGTAGCATCTTGTTATCAGTGCCAGCATGGATGGTAGATGTAGAATTCGCACTAAAGATATTTTGTCTATTATTATCAGCAGCCGCTTCTATCTTTACGATATACAAGATGAATAAGAAACGTAGATGAAATGGCTTAAGAGCATATTTAGTAACGAGTCAGATGCAAGCTCTAAGCGAGTGGCTTCTATACTTGCTTTACTTGTATGCATCAACTTAAGTTATATCGGCACATTCACAGATTATAAGACTCCCGAATACATGTTTGACGGCTTGCTGATTTTAGCAGGGGGTGGGTTGGGGTTAACAGTTATAGAATCTATCTTTGCAAATAAAAAGAAATCTAATGACTCAACAAGCCAAGAATCAAATTAAAGGAGCAGCAGTTATAGTAGTGGCAGTAACCATCTGCGCTGTTATGCAAATAATGTACATTGCTTTAAAGGATAGCAAGAAAGCTATTGAAGGATATGAGCGCAGATCAGAGAGAGCAACTCACGTAATAGATTCTTTAGAAGCTACTAACGTGCAGCGCATGCTTCAGATTGAGGAATTAAATCAGCAGTTAGAAAGAAACAAAGAAATTTATGAAGCAAACATTAGCGCTATTGATTCTCTTGATAAGCATGGGCTGCGTAGAGCCATGCATAATCTACTCTCAAGCCTTACCGAAGAGAGATACCCTGGTCAGCTTAACGAGTGAGCAAGTAAGGGCGCTGCTTAAGTTAAAGGCTGAAAGAGATTATCTTAAGACTCAGTTCATTACCCTATCTAAATCAGATAGTATATCAGCCATTGTTATTAAGGATCAGGCTAAGACTATTGATGCATGGGCCATCACTAACGAAAAGACATCACAGCAGTTAGTTAAATCTCAGGAAGAGTTACACAAAGAAGCTGCACGTAAAGAATCTTGGCGCAGCACAGCGCTAATAGGCATACCCATCTCATTTATCGGAGGGATTATCTTCACTCTATTTTTCTAAACTAACAATTATTTGTTAATAACTTTACTATAATTAGTAAGGTTTCTTTTGCTTTTCTAAAATATCGTAGTACATTTGCTAAAATTAAATCAATAAGCAAATGAAAAAAGCACTACTCTTCTTAGCCATGCTAATAGCAGGCCTACTCATCGGAGGATCATTCGATGCAGACACAGCTAAATTAGAATCA